TGAACAGGTAGCCCCCGTCCGGAATGAGGGACGCCCGCTGAGTGTGCTTGCGGATCTCCTGTTCCACCCCCCCGAAGTTCACCCGGATCTTCTTTGGGGCGTTACGCTCTCTCGGCACTTGCTTTGCCTCCTTGCTCGATTACCTCCAGCATGGCGCTGAAGTCTGGGTTGTCGATGTACGGCAGGTCCGCGAGCGCGGAGTACCGCACACCCGTCTCGAACCGATCACTTGGTCCGATAAGCATTCTCACGCGCCGCACCTTCACGCGCTTGCCGCCGCGGCGCACGGTCACCTCTCGCTTGAGCATGTAACCGATCAGCCCCACCGCGCCGAGCAGGTGCCCCTGGATCGACGGCGACAGGTTGGGGCCGGTGATGTAGGTAATGTCCTCGTCTCCCTCGCCCTGCTCCTTCGTGCGCGTGTGCGCGGTGAAGATGACGTTCATGGGCAGGTTGCGGAAGTTCGTGATCTGGACCTTCATCAGCTGCGTCACCTTCTGGTAGATGCGCTGCGACGGCTGATCGGGGTCACGCGAAGCGTCACGGGCTGCCTCGTCACCGAGCACGAAGTTCATAGCCAGCGTCTGCAATCCACTGACCGTGTCGATGGCTACCGACTCGAAGTCGTGAGCGCCCGACTGCAGGTACCAGTAGATGTCGTTGATCTCCGACCATGTGGTGATGCGGATGGTGTTCGGGTCGGTGTCGTCGCGGGTGCTGTCGGTGCCCTTCTCGTCGCAGTCGATGATGAGCACGTTCGGCGCCGTCGCACAGAACCGTGTCTTGCCGACCTTCGGCCGTGCGTACACGCACAGCGAGAGATTGAGCGGGTGCTCACTGGCTCGCTTGATCTTCTTCTCCACCCTCGCCTTGATCTTCTCGAGGTCGGCTTCGGGGGGTCGGCCGGCAGTGCGTCTTGTCCTGGGCATGAGCCTCCTTAGTCCTTCAGCAGGTCGATCTCTGTCTCGTACCGCTCGCCCACGAACTGCATGGACGACTTGATCAGAGGCTCTATCTCGTGCCCCTGAAACTCTGCCGTACACAAACTGTGGTAATCGCACCACCACTTGCAGGAGTAGAGGTAGGTGCGCGGGACGTAGTCGCGTCGGGTCTCGCGGCGCTTAATGTCCTGGATGCTGGCGAGGTACTCACGCACGCCGCGGAGAATACGATCATCCTCCACAGGGATGCGCTCACGAGCGAACCACATGCCCTCCCGACCCTTCAGCTCCTCGAGCTTGGGCCTGTAGTACGGCAAGTACTTCTTCCAGTTCTTACCGTGTGTCTCCTTGATCGCGGACATGTAGGTATAGAAGTCGGTGTCCATCTTCGAGGCGAGCGACAGCATGCCGGCGGGACGCTTCAGGACGCGGGGCACAGTCGGCGGCTTGGTGCGAGCGCGGTTGTAGACGAAGCCGCGCACGTCTATGTCGTACTGCTCGCGCAGCCCCCAGACGTAGAGCAAGGCCTGTGGTGACATCATCCCCTCGTCCGGCGGGGGTATGTTCTTCACCCACTTACCGTCCCAGATCCATACGCCGTCGTACTCCTCGTCCTCCACGAGCAGGTCGATCTTGCCCTTGAAGTTGCCCTCGACGCCGAACTTCTTGAGCGGCGCCTGCACGACCAGCTCGACCGCGGGCTTACCGTCGATCTCTACCACAGAGTACTTGTCCCGGTCGTCCTTCCAGAAGCGCAGGTAGCTACGGAACAACCGCTCGCACTCGGCGGGCAGATCGCCCATGTCCTCCTTCTCCTCGTCGAACAGCGAGTCGAACGCCTCGGTGAGCAGCGCCTGCGTGTCCTGCCACGTCTCGACGGCACCCATCAGCGCACTGCGACCCTCGCCGATAGTCATGGGGAAGGGCACTGCCCCTGCCCACTGGTGGTGCAGCGTCTCCTGCAGCGCGTGCATCCACGTGCCTCGATAGAGCGGGAGCTTGTGAACCTTCGGCACCATCTCCAGCTTGTTGCCCTCACCCGCTAGCTCCGGGTAGTACCCGGCATAGTCGTAGCGGAATGAGTACTGCTTCTGACACCGACGGAACTGCTTGATGCGGGACTGGTTGAAGTTAGTCGACACTGAAGTCCTCCTCGATTCGCCACACCCTACCCAGTTTCCGGACCGGGGAGATGCGACCTGTCCTGCACCAGCGTGTGATGGTGCGTGGGGTGACCTGCAACAGATCAGCGACCTGGCGCGGGGTCAGTAGTTTCTTGCGCTTTTGTGTCATTGTATCACACCGCCCTAGTAGTCCGTGAAGCCGAGTCCGGAGGCATCGGGCGTGCCGGTCCAATGCGTCCCCCAGTCAACGTCAGCCACGACGGGCACGGTGAGGTTAGTACCGAACGTGCGGCGCAATGGGAGATTCTCCATGACCTCCTTGATTGCCGGTGCGTATTCACCCACCATCTCCTCTCTCACCTCGAAGCGGATGCTGTCGTGCACCGTCATCACCATCCGAATCTCGCGTGGGTTAAGTACTTCTCGATGCAGCACCACCATGGCAAACAGCGTGAGGTCCGACGCGCACGACTGCACGGGCGAGTTGATCGCCTGCCTCTCGGCCTCCATCCGCACCCCATTGTCGTTGGAGTTGATGTTGGGCAGGTGCCTCACCCTACCCAGCGGACTCGTCACCTCACCTCTGTGGGCAACGATCTGCTTCTGCCTGTGGTGCCACTTGACCAGGTCTGGGTACAGGGTGAAGAACCGCTCGCGGGCGATCTCTGCCTCGGACAACGAGTACTCCAGCCCGTAGTTGACCTTCGCATACTTCTGGAACTTCTTTGGGTACATGCCGTAGAGGAACCCGAAGTTGACTGCCTTCGCTCGCTTGCGTTCCTCCTTGCCTATGTCCTGCCGGCCGAGGATCGAGCGCGCGGTGACCGTGTGAATGTCCTCGCCCAACGCGAAGGCTCGCTTCATTCGCCTCTCATTAGCAACGTGGGCGGCAATGCGCAGCTCCGCTTGCGACAGATCCGCTTCAAGAGATAGCCACCCTGGGGGAGCTCCGAAGACACTGCGTATAAAGCTATCTCTTGGCACTTGCTGCAGGTCACCGGACAGTCTGCCAGTGACGGTACCGTAGAGCTTGTAGTCGGTGTGGAGTCGTGATCGCTCATCCAGCCTCGTGCTCCATGGTAGGAGGTACGTGTTCATCCACTTACCTTCGAGCGTCCGGAGCTGGAAGAGGTAAGTGACGAAGTCGTGGTCGAGGTACTCCTGCAATGCCTCCTCGTTGGTGGATGGATTGCCGGTCTTCGTCCACAGGAAGGGCTCCAGTCCAAGTCCCCCGCGCTTCTCGCTACTGAAGAGGACCTTCGCTGTCTGCTGCGTAGAGCGATAGTTGTACCTGCCATCGGGGAAGTTACGCAGCATCCGCTCGCTGATGTGCTCGTTCAGCCCCTCCTTCCGCGCCTCGATCTCACCCTGCAGAGTACCCATCCGTTCGTACAGGCGCTCCTGGTCGACGTACGCTCCATTCATCTCGACCTGCTGCAGCATGTGCGAGGCAGGCATCATGAGCTTACTGAAAAGCCTGAGTTGCCTGGGTCTGTCGACCAACTCAGGCTTGATCTTGGCGCGCAGCTGCCAGGTGTAGCCCACGTCGTTGCCGTTGTACTCGCAGAGTGTGCGGAGGTTCTGATTGAGGATCACCTCCGGCTTCAGCTCGACCATCCCCTTGTAAACGTCCGCGCCCAGGTACGTCTGCGCGAGGAAGCCTAGGTTCTTCGGGCGGTTCTCGTCGATCAGGTGCGCGGCCAGCATCACGTCGAACTCATGCTCCACGAAGACCTTCGCGCCGGCCAGCTGGACGTTGTCGTGCTTGCCTGACTGGGCTACGAGGATGTCGCCCGGGCGCGTGAGGTACGGGCGCATAGCCTGCAGCACCTTGTACCACACCTTGCGAAACGGCGAGTCGGGGTGATAGAGCGGGATGACGAAGGCGTTCTGTCCGTCCCACGTGATGCCGAGACAGGTGACCGACCAGTCCTTGTGCCACGGGCGGTACCGATCCTCGGTGTCGTAGGAGATGACGCTCTTCGGAGGCAGCTCCTCCATCATCTTCATCAGCGTACGCAGGCCATTGAACCCCGTGACCATGCGCGTCTTGACGGGTACTACCTGGAAGGATCCATGTATCGCTCGAGCGAAACGCCTAATGTCCTCCTGTAGGACGGGATAAACACCTGGATTCCTGAGCGCGTACGCTGGATGGAAGGCAGCCATGAACGTGCGGTGCTTCGGCTGTCCCTTAATGTCCAACCGCACACCTCGATGCTTAGTGATGCCACTCTTCTTGGCGACAGCAGTGAGTGCGGCATTGCCCAGCAGGAGTACGTGAGATGGATCAACCGCCTCGAGCTCAGCTGCGATGTACTCGTCTGCACAGGTCTTAGCCTCCCATCTCTCCGGCGTTCGATTCTCCGGCGGCCGGCACTTGACAGCGTTGGTCACGTATATGTCCCTGCGCTCGAGGCCCGCGCGGAACAGCATCTTGTCCATCTCCTGTCCCGCCGCGCCGCTGAACACACGCCCCGTCCGCTCCTCGTTGTAGCCCGGCGCCTCGCCGATAATCATGACCTTGGCTGTGGCAGGGCCGTCACCCATCACGCAGACACGGTCCGTGTACTCGTGCAGCGGACAGAGCTGGCAGTTGTGGTTGGCGAGGTGGTCTAGCTCACTCTGAAACTCTGCCATCGAACTCCGCCTCCGGCAGCGGTAGCAGCACGAGGCTGCCACTGAAGACACGGTCGTTGATTTGGTGGGCCCGCTTCTCGCTGTCCGTGATCCACAGGGCAACGAAACGGGCTACGTCCTCCTGCTCGCCCATGATGCCGATGGCGATGATCGCCTTATAGACTCCGGCACTGGATGCCGGCGGCAGCGAGGAGCTCTCGTCCTGAGCCATCCCG